CGCGAGGAATTTGGACGGGGCGGAACCGCCGTCGGCGTCGCTAGGGCGCGTGATATAAAAAACCGTGTTACATTATCACCGGAAACTGTCCGACGGATGGTTTCGTATTTTGCAAGACATGAAGTCGACAAGCAGGGCGAAGGGTGGTCGCCGGGCGAAGATGGCTACCCATCCGCCGGACGGATTGCATGGGCGCTATGGGGCGGCGATCCGGGCCGCGCATGGGCGAATGAAAAAGACCGGCTATTAGATGCCGAGGAAAGCGAGGGTCGGAATATGGACCAACAAAGACACATTGTCGCCGTCGTTGAGGACGAAGCGACCGTAACCATTACGTTCGAAAAATCCGTAATGGACATGGACGAATCCGAGGAAGCCGAAGCCGCAATCGAAGCGGTCGAGGAAGCCGCCGAGGATGAAGCCGAGTTAGTCGGCGAACGTCCGAAAGATGTTTACGGTAATGAGCCGTGGGAAGAAGATTACGCTGGACCGGCCAAACGCAAAGGCCCGGAGAAACGCGTATTTCGCAGCGCGGTATTTGAACGCGAGTCGGTGCAGGACGCCGACCGCCGGGTTAGTTTGGCATTCTCCAGCGAAGCCGCCGTTGAGCGCGGTTGGGGTATGGAAGTGCTGGACCATTCGCCCGGTGCGATAGATTCATCGTTTATTGGTAGTGGCCGTGCGCCGCTACTGGTCGACCATGACCCCGCCGACCAAATCGGCGTGGTCGAAATGGTTTCCTTGGGTTCGGATCGTGTAGCACGCGCCGTCGTTCGCTTTGGGAAAAGCAAACGAGCCGAGGAAATTTGGCAGGACGTGAAGGATGGAATACGTGGGAACGTGTCCGTCGGATACGTCATTAACGAGATGGTGCAAGACGGAAAGCGTGATGGCCGGGAGGTTTATCGCGCAACCAGTTGGTCGCCACTCGAAATTAGTATCGTGTCCATTCCGGCAGATACTAGCGTCGGCGTAGGCCGAAGTATGGCGGAAACGCCGAAACCGGAAGTTATTTCACATTCACCGAAGGTACAAATTATGAGCGAAATTAACAGCGAAGCCGTCCGCGAAGACGGCATGAAGGCCGAGCGCAGCCGCGTTTCGGCGATTATGGACCTTGCTTCACGTCACAACCAGCGCGACCTTGGCGAGTCTGCCGTGCGCGAGGGTGCGACGATTGAGCAATTCCGTGGTGCGTTGCTCGACAAGGTGGCGTCCAAGCCGCTGAACGTCGATGTTGAGGTGGGTTTGTCGGACCGCGAGGCGCGTTCGTTCTCATTCGTGAAGGCCATTCGCGCCCTTTCGAATCCGCAGGATCGCCGCGCACAGGACGATGCCCGCTTCGAGTTTGAAGTATCCGAAGCAGCCGCCAAGAAGGAAGGCCGCGACAGCCGTGGTATCACCGTTCCGGTGGACGTGCTGAAGCGTGACCTGACGACTTCGATTGCAACTGGTACGTCGAAAGCCGGTTACACGGTTGCGACCGACCTTTTGGCCGGTTCGTTTATCGACGTGTTGCGTAACAAGATGGTCCTCAACACCTTGGGCGCGCAATTCCTCACAGGCTTGCAGGGCAACGTGGCGATCCCGCGTAAGACTGCCGGTGCGACTTCGTACTGGGTCGGTGAGAACAGCGCCCCGACCGAGGGCAACATGACCTTTGATCAGGTTACGTTGTCGCCGAAGACGCTTGCCGCCTATGTCGACTACAGCCGTCGCTTGATGTTGCAGTCGTCCATGGATGTCGAGACGATGGTACGTAACGACCTTGCCGCGTCAATCGCCGTGGCAATGGACGGAGCCGCTATCTCTGGTTCGGGTTCTAACCGTCCGACTGGCATTCTCAACACGTCCGGCATTGGTTCGGTGACGCTTGGCACGAACGGCGGTGCGCCGACTTGGGCCATGGTCACGAACCTTGTTAAGGAAGTCGAGATTGACAACGCGTTGACGGGTGCGGCGGCGTTCCTGACTAACGGACAAGTCAAAGCCAAGTTGTCCAACACTCCGAAGCAGACTTCGGGCGTCGAGGGTAACTTCCTGTTGGGACCGGACGTTAACAGCATCTACGGTTATCCGTTGGTGGTGTCACAACAGATTCCGAGCAACTTGTCGAAGGGTTCGGCGTCCGGCACGCTGTCGGCAGCGATCTTCGGCGTGTGGAGCGACTTGCTGGTTGGTCAGTGGTCGGGCATCGACCTTATGGCCGACCCGTACACTGGCAGCAACGCCGGTACGGTCCGCATCGTGGCGTTCCACGACTGCGACTTCGCCGTGCGCCATGTCGAGTCGTTCGCCGAGTGTAACGAGATTGTGACCGCCTAATAACGGCGCAGTCTTGATTGATCTAGCATCAATCCGGGGCCGTCATTCGGGACAACGTGCTGTTGTCTTGGGTGGCGGCCCCACCTTGTTATCGGACTTGCGCCGGGTCCGGCCACGCGTCCAGCGGGACGGCGTGTGGATTGGCGTTAACCAGCATTCGTTATTGCTGGCGTTAGATTACGTGGTGTATCAGGACCGGGAACTATTCCCAATCCTGACCGGTCACGGGTTCTCGTTGGTCACGCACCATAAGGACCAAGCGGATATATGGTCGGGCATTGTTCCCGACTTCGGCTTTTCCGGCGGCACTGCCGTCTGGATTGCCGAGTATTTAGGGTGCGAAGAAATCATCGTGTGCGGTTGCGATAATTACATGGAGAATCGCCGTTACTGGCATTCCAAGGTTGGCGACCGAGGGCTGGAATTAGGCATTTCGGCGATTGGTGCGTGGCAGCACGTCCGCGACCGAATGCAAGACCCGGCACGGGTAAAAGTTGTATCAGGGACACTAATTAAGGTATTTTCCGCGTATGAAGGTTGAAATGCGACGGTCCCGTATGTATATGGGCCGAACCTTGGAAGCCGGACGCGTTGTCGAAGTCGACAACAAATTTGGCTTATGGCTAACGTCAAAAGGAATGGCGGTCCCGTATCACGGCGCGGAACCAGTCGCGGAACCGTCGATGCTGGACACCGTTTCTAACTTGATCGAAACACAGGTTAAGAAACGTGGACGACCGGCAAAAGGAAATTCTTAAATACCGACAGGTTTACGCGAAATATCCTGATTACCGGATGTTTCCCGACCGGCTACAGCCGGTTGTCGCCGCTTTAAAAGGGCGGTCGGGTTCATTTCTCGACGTATCATGCGGTCGTGGCGAGTTACTGCAAGCAGCCGCCGACATGGGGTTTGCGCCTATCATGGGAACCGAAGCCGTGCCGGAGTTGTGCGGCTACGGGATAACCGAGGCGCAGATACACGCGTTACCGTTCGACGATAACGCATTCGACCTGGTTACGTGCATTGACGTAATCGAACATTTGCTACCGCAAGACGTGATCCCGGCGTTGCATGAACTACAACGCGTAACGCGTAAGTATCTGTTGATTGCCGCAGCCGACTATCCGACCTATTGGGACGGCGTGAACTTGCATCCGTCCGCTCGACCGTATCCGGCATGGGATCAACTTTTTAGACAGGAATTAACCGGCACGGTTCACGAAATCGGGCCAACGTCCACGTCGGTTATGTGGGGTATCACTTATGGCAGTTGAAACCGCAGCGGATCGCGCATCCATGTGCGCCGCGTCCGATTGGGGCGTGGCCGCTATCTACAAAAGCGGCGGCAAGCGTTACCCGGTGCAGGGCATTTTCGACCGCGAGTATATCGGCGTGAATGTGTCCGACGTAGAGTTTGCCAGCACGCTTCCGGCGTTCCATTTCCCGACCGCATCGTTACCGTGCCGTGCGTACGTGGGCGATACGCTTTATATCGACGACGACGTATATACAATTCGTAACATCGAAAACGACGGAACTGGCATCACTCGCTTGCGGCTGGAGGCGACCGAATAATGGCGCACGTAAGACAGCAAATCCGCGAAGCGTTCGCATCCGTCCTTACCACGGCAAATGTGGCATCGACTATTTCTTCGTCGCGTGTTTATCCGTTACCGGCAAACACGACGACAGCGGCGTTGATTTACACGAACGCCGATAGCGTTACTGACACGACATTGCACGCGCCGCGTAACCTAACACGCGAACTAATCATCGTGGTCGAGTGCGTTGCGCGAAAACTTGCAGATTTAGACGACCAGTTAGACACGCTTTGTAAAAACGTAGAAAACGCCGTTGGCGCTAACAACACGTTAAGCGGACTGGTTAAAGATTGCATCATGGCAGACACGACAATTACGCACGACTTCACAGGCGATGCGCCGATTGGGTCGGCTAGGATGCAATTTCGAGTTATGTATAGGACCGCAGAAAACAACGCGGAAATTTCAGTTTAGTTGAGAGGCAAAAAACATGGCAACACATCACGGTTCGGAAGGATTGGTAAAGATTGGCGCAAACACGGTCGGCGAAGTCACCGGGTTTTCGTTCACGCTAACAGCAGAGTACGCCGAGGACACCACGCTGTCGGACACTGCGAAGACGTATAACGTCACCGCGATTACCGCGTGGAACGGTAGCGTTACCGCGTTTTGGGACGAAGGCGACACTAACGGTCAGTTGGCTTTTGTGACCGGCGCAAATGTGGCGTTGAAGTTGTACCCCGAAGGCGCGACGACTGGCGACACGTACTACTATGGCGATGCATTGGTTACGGAAATTACGCGTAACGTGCAGCGCGGCGCGATCACCGAAATTTCGTTCAACTTCGTCGGTAACGGCGCGTTGACGACGGGTACAGCATCTTAACAGTTGAGGGTTTATGGATTGGAAAGATAAAGCCAAATCGCAATTTGCTGAACGGCGCAAGCCGGAAACCCTGGTTGCGATTCCGGTTCCCGAATGGGACACCACGGTTTATTACTGGCCGGATATGACGCTGGCGGAAAGACGCGAAATCTTTTTGCTGGCGAAACAGGACGGCGATTCGACCGTGTTGGACCTAGAAGCAATGGCGGTAACGCTGTTGGTTCGGGCGCGGGATAAGAACGGCAAACGAATTTTCGTCAATGCGGAACGGCGCGAGTTGCTCAACGAATACGACCCGGAAGTGATGGCTACGATTGTCGCAGCCATGAACAACGGAACCGTATCGGTGGAGGACGCCGAAAAAAAATAATTGAGGACGTGCAATTAAGGATGATTTACGCACTGGCGTTACGTCTGCACGTCCTACCGGAACATATTTTCGAAATGACGGAAACCGATTTTTCCTATCTGATCGCAACCTGTAAGTTAGAAGCACAAGAGCAGGAAGACAAATGGCGCAAGCACAAGTAATCATTACCGCAGTCGATAGGACACAGGCGGCGCTAAAGTCGGTATCTAGCGGAATGAAGACGCTAGAGAAAACCGCAAGGGTTACTAGCAAGGCCATTAACCTTGCTTTCGGGTTGCTAACTGGTGCGGCATTGCTTGGAAGTTTTAACAAGATTGCCGAAGCCGCGAAGAAAACCGAGGAAGGCCGAAGGGCGCTGGATAGGTTCAATACAGCATTAAAAGACCCGGCATTAGTACAAGCCGCTAACAGTTTTACGGCAGCACTTGTTACTGGATTTGCAAAGGTAGTTGAGTTTTCCGCAGAGGCGCTTAAAGGCGTTAAGGCTATCGGCCAAGAAATGGGCGTTATTGGTCCAGACATTGACCGTTCGCAGTTGACCGGAAACCGTGGCGGGTTCCGTGGATTCGCGGCGCGTGGTCGTCGCAGTTTCAACGAAACAACCGCGATGGAAAACGACTGGAAGTTTCGGCAAAAGGCGCTGGCAACTGAAAAGAAGTGGGCCGAAGCCGCAGCGGAAGCACGCGCCAAGGTAAACGAAGCCGACGCAGCGCGGGCGCGAGAAATGGCCGCGTTTAAAAAAGACTTGGAAGAAATACCCGAGTTATTTTCTACATCGTTTACCGCAGCCGACGTAACCATGGCATCCAGCGTTCAAAATATGCTGGAAGAAATGAACATGGCTGATGAGGTTATGGCGTCATTCGCACAGCAAGCAGCCGCCAGCATCCAAGGTGCATTTGCAGACTTTTTATTCGACCCGTTTTCCAACGGTTTGCGCGGTATGGTTAAAGGATTTATCGACGCGATCCGTCGCATGATTGCGGAATTGATGGCGTCGTATCTATTGCGCCAATTCTTCCAGTGGATGAGCGGATTTGGCGGTATAGCCGGTAGCATTGGGCAATTCGCCATTTCGACATTGGCTGGTCGTGCTATGGGCGGGCCTGTCACTGGCAACACGCCGTATATGGTTGGCGAACGCGGGCCGGAATTGTTCGTGCCGAATACATCTGGCAGCATTGTTCCTAATCACGCCATGGGTGGCGTTACTGTGTCGCCGGTATACAACATCGACGCACGCGGGGCCACGGCAGATTTGCAAAAGGCATTGCCGGGAATCATGGCCGAAAACAATCGGCGCATATTCGATGAACTAGACCGACGTTATGGGATAGGGCGATGACCGACTACATACTACCGCCGGATTTAGTCGCCAACGACATACAGTGGCGCATCCTAGACAACACCGCGTCGTATTCGTCGCCGCTTTCGGGAGCGGTTAAGACTTACTCCCGGCCCGGTAATCGGTGGGCCGCTACGCTGTCCTTCCGTGCGATATCGGATCAGAAACGCCGACGGTTGTTGTCATTGCTCGCCGCATTGCGCGGGCGCTCAAATCGGCTATGGTTCACCGAACCCGGCTATACGTTTGCCGGTTCGTTTTCCTGTCCCGAGTTGATCACCAATAACGCCGCAGTCGTGGCGACTACAGGGTGGTCATCGTCGAGCGCCGAAGTCGCGTTATCGGCAGACTCGCATTTTGGATTGCGTCTTGCCCGCACAGCGGCCACAGCAGATGCCTACGCTTACCAAAGCGCAGCCACAACGGTTGCCAGTGCGCCCTACGCAATACGAGCCGTTTATGGGGCCGGAAAAGGCAACGTCCGTATTGGGGCGGCGGCTGGTACATCGCAGGGCGGCACGACGCTATTAAACGGCACTGTACGTACAGCAGCCGGACGCTATACCGATTCGTTTACCGCGTCCGGTACATCCACGCACGTTAGTTTCTACGACTACTACAGCGGACGTGCAGCCGGGGCGTTTCAGTTTCTTTCGTGGGCATCACTGACACGTTGTGCGCTAGTGGCGGGGGGATCGCAAACTGGCGGCGCATTGAACATCGACGGCTTGCCGACTTCGACAAACGGATTGGCCCGTGCGGGCGATTGGGTCGAGATTAACGGCGAACTAAAGCGACTGACCGCCGACCTAAATTCTGATAGCAGCGGCGCGGGTTACATCATGTTTGAGCCGACGCTACGCACGACGCCAGCGGATAACACGCCAGTTGTGTTCCGTAATCCAATGGGGCGTTTCCTGTTGGCTGAGGATGCGGGCAGTTGGTCAACAAGACCCGGCACGCTTTCCGAAATGACGATTGATCTAGTCGAGGACATAGCCTAATGACGCGTTGGGTTAGCAACACGAACCAAACGGAAGCGGCGAAGGCGTCGCTTTTTATTATCACGATGGCGAAACTGGAATTCGATTCCGGTACGGTTTACGTCCACGACGGCGTCGGAAGCGTAACCTTCGACGGTAATACGTACTTGGGCGTTGGCAAATACGGTTCGTTCGACATTATCGACGAAAACATTGATACCGTCGCCCGTGGAATCAAAGTCACGTTGTCCGGCGTCGATACGTCGCTGGTCCCTATCGTGATGGACGAAGTTTATCAGGGCCGACCGGCAACCTTTTACGTCGGCTTTTTGGATCAAAACCTAAACTTTGTCGCCGACCCCGAAGAAATCTGGTCGGGCCGCATGGACACCATGTCAATTAGCATGGACCAAAACAGTGCGGTCATTTCGTTATCTTGCGAATACCGTTTGAGAAAAGAGCCGGTATTAGCAAGGTTCACGGATGAAGACCAGCGCCTAGCGTTTTCTGGCGACACATTCTTTAACCTAACGCAATTCATCCCACGCTATAAAGCGACATGGGGCGACAAACCGACGAACTTTAGCGGTGGCGGCGGTCGTCCGTACGATCCTAACTTCAGATTGGACCCGTTCTAATGCGACACGAAGATTGGGTCGACCGCTTATTTGCGGCGATTGAGCAAGTTAGCACCGAAACATTTGCATACGGCAAAAACGACTGTTGCCTGTTTTCGGCGCGTGTCGTCGATGCAATGACCGGTAGCGACTACGCAAAACGTCTTGCAGAAATGTATCACGACGAACGGTCCGCATTGGCCTATATCAATTCGCATGGGTCGATACAGGACGCCGTGAAAGATTGGCTAGGCGAACCGTGTGTATCCCTAGCGTATACACAGCGCGGCGACGTGGTGCTGTTCAACAACGAAGGACGCGAAACCCTAGGTATTTGCGTTGGTGATCGGATCGTGACGGTCGGCGAAACCGGCATTGCTCACGTACCCATGGCACAGGCTATTTGCAGTTGGAAGGTTAACTAATGGCTCCAGTTGTAAGTGCGGTAACAAACTTCCTGTTGGTGGTTTTCGGCGGCACGTCTGCCGCAGCCACGGTTGCCGCGATGGTGGCGGCTAACGCCATTGTTTACATTGGCGGCAACTTGCTTTTGATGAAGGTTTCGCAAGCGTTGGGGCCGAAGATTCCACGCGCCACGTCACGACCGCCCGACGTGGAATATTCCGATACGGTTGCACCGCGTCGCGTTGTCTACGGCGAAAACAAGATTTCTGGAATGAACGTCATTCCGGCGATTGTGACCGGATCAAAGGGCGAATATCTGCATCAAGTGTTGGCGCTAGTCGGACACGAAGTCAACGCGATAAACACCGTTTACTTTAACGATGAAGCATTGACGCTCGACGGAAGCGGTAACGTCACGGCTGGAAGTTTTGTCGGTAAAGCATCTGTCCGCAAATATACCGGCACATCGACGCAAACGGTCGACAGCATCCTAAACGCCGCGATTACGGAATGGGATTCCGACCATCGTGGACGCGGTATCGCGTATTTGGCGTTGCGTTATACCTTCGACCAAGAGGTATACCGCAATGGCAAACCCGACGTTACCTGTATCGTGCAGGGCAAGAAGTGTTACGACCCGCGATTGGATACATCACCGGGTGCGAATCCGACGAACGCGACGTATGCGGCATACACGACCAACCCGGCGCTGTGTCTTGCCGACTATCTCATGGCGTCGTATGGGTTGAGCGAGGACGGAAGCCGCGTCGATTGGGCGTCCGTTGTAACAGCCGCAAACATTTGCGACGAAAACGTAGCCATTCCGGGGTCGACGACGCAAAAGCGGTACACCTGTAATTTGGTGCTGGAAGCGACCGCCGAATTCGAGAACAACATTCAAGCATTGACACAGGCCATGATGGGCGCGTGCTACTACTCCGGTGGCAAATGGCGCATGGCAGCGGGCGCGTGGTCATCGTCGGCGTTTAGCATTACCGAAGACGACATTGTTGGACAGGTGACCGTCCAGACGGCGCAGAGCCGCAAGCGCGAAGGCTATTACAACGCCGTTCGCGGACAGTTTGTCGACAAGAATCGCAACTATCAGCCGGTTGAATTCGAGCCGATTCTAAACTCGACATACGAAGCCGAAGACGGCGAACGTATCTATACCGAAGTCGCTTTCCCGGCGTGCAATAACCAGTACGAAGCGCAGCGAAACGCCATCATCCTGTCGCGTCAATCACGACGGCAAAAGACAGTGCAAGTCGTTTGCAGTCTCAACGCGTACAAAATACGTCCGTTCGAAACTGGCACGGTCACGATTGCCGAAGTCGGCTGGACCAATCAAAGCGTGCGTTGTATCGGCTGGAAATTCCGACCGGAACCGGCCATCGAACTTACATTAATTGAAGCGTCATCGACCGATTACAGCGACCCATCTACGGGGACGTATGTAACCCCGGCATCCGTCGTGGTAAGCGATCCGGCGACTTACTCGCCCGGTTCGCCGCAGTCATTCACGGCAACGCAAGAAATCGAATCCATCTTGTTGTCGTGGGCCGCACCGTCTAACAGCGTCCCCGGCATTCTGTACCGCGTCTTTCAATACACAGCGTCGACGCCGTTTTCGTCGGCCACGCAGATTTACGAAGGTGCAGATACACAGTTACGCGTGCCGCGCACCGATACCGCAACTCGGTATTTTTGGGTCCAGTCGTACTATGGCGTTACCGGCGGTACATCCGACCCGACGCCATCCGGCTCTGGTTTGTCGTCGTCCGGCAAGATTGCCACGCTTAACGGCTACCTGACCAACGAAGCGACGCTAGTACCGGCAGATTCGTCCGGCACGGTTAGCAGTTATGCGGATGCGGTCGGATTGTTTAAGTTGTTTAGTGGCCCAACGGACGTTACGGCCAGCACGACCTTTGCCATCGTTTCCGAAGTAAATTGCGATGGCGATTTAAACACTGCCGCCAACACGCCGGTTAGCGGGCAACCCATCGGATATTATCGCGTCACGTCACTAACCGCCGACAGCGGACAATTCACAATGTCGGCGACTTATGGTGGCGTAACCATCACCAAAGTATTTACGGTTGGCAAAGCAAAAGCCGGGCAAGATGGCAGCGGCACTAGCGCCGTATCCATCATATTAAGCCGCACGGCGGTTCAGTTGACCGCATACGCGGACGGCAGTGTGCCGAGTTACGCGGACGCGTCCGGCCAGTTGACCGTGTATAGCGGCGCAACAGACGTTACCGCATCGGCCACATTGTCCGCTTCTGGCAGTAGCGGCGTTACCGGAACAATCAATACATCGACAAACACGCCGGTTAGCGGACAGCCGAAAGGCTATTACCGCATTACCGCCATGTCGGGCGACGTTGGATCGCTGACCTTTACCGTTCTATATAACGCCGTTACATATACAGCGACCTTCAGCGCATCCAAAAGCAAAGTTGGATACGAAATCGTTTCGTCGTTACCGTCGACGAATCTATTCGAAGGCCGAATTGTTTTCCTGACAACCGACGACAAGTTGTACCGCTACACCGGTTCGGCTTGGACGGCAGCGGTTAGCGGCGCGGATATTACGGCTGGCACGTTGCAAACGGCAGCGTTCGCGTCGAGCATTGAGCCGGTAACAATCGTTTCGTCGGTTCCCGGCACGAAGTCGACGAATTCGATTTTCAACACGTCCGACGGCAAGTTGTACCGTTGGAATGGCTCGTCTTATGTTGCTTCGGTCGCTACAACCGACTTGTCGGGACAGATTACCGGCACGCAGATAACCGACGGCGCGATTACAACCGCCAAAATGACGGCCAATAGTATCGACGGCGACCGCATATCTGCTGGAACTTTGGACGCGTCAAAAATTGTTGCCGACAGTATCACCGCAGGACAAATTGCAGCGGGAGCGATCAGCACTTCCGAGTTGTCCGCAAACGCGGTTACGTCGACAAAAATTGCCGTTGGCGATTTTACCGTACAGGCTAAAAACTTTGGTTTTGAAGAAGGCGACACGGACTGGAACAAAGGTGGCGGCTGGTCTATCAACGCCAATAATGCCCGCACAGGGTCTTGGTCCGCAGCGTGTACGTCCACTTCGCCATCGGCATTGCGTAATTCACAAGTAGTGCAAACAACGCCGGGTGAAGTGTTCTATGTTGAGGCATGGATTAAATACAGTGGTGCTAGTGGCAACGGATCATACGTCCGCTTGCGAGGCTTGGATTCCGGCGGATCAGAAATTAGCACGCAAGCGGGTAACACTGTTGCCACTGGCAATACTAGTTACGTAAAATCTAGCGGCACATTTACTGTTCCGGCAAGCGTTGTCGCGGTAAATGTCGAAGTTGTATCTGATATTAGCGGCGGGACCACCTATGCCGACGACGTGCGAATGATTCGTGCGTCAAACTCTGTATTGATCGAAGACGGCGCGGTTATCGCCGCAAAGGTAGCCGCAAACGCCATCACCGCCGACAAAATTAGCGCGGGTGCTGTCACAGCCGCGAAAATCAGCGTTACCAATCTTGCTGCGATCAACGCGGACTTGGGCAGCATCACCGCCGGTACTATCGTATTGCCGTCGGGCGGGTTCATTCGATCCGGTCAAACCGCATACAACACCGGAACCGGGTTTTATCTTGGCAACGATAGTGGTACGCCGAGATTCTCATTCGGCAACCCGAGCGGAAAAAATATCCGTTGGGACGGTTCGGATTTAACGGTTAACGGCGGCATCATTCTTACTGGCAGTGTCGCCAGCAATGCAATTACCGCCAGCGCCACGGACCTTCCAGCCGACGTAACGCTAACCAGCGCCAACAGCGGCGTCGATAACACGCTGTCGACCATTACGATTACCGCAACCGGCAGCACGAATATGCTAATTCGGTGCGATCTGACGTTTAAATTCACGCTGGCGACCGGAAGTCTAATCAATATTTACAAGATTTATCGCGGGGCGACATTACTGGTCGACATTCCGATTACTAGTCTTGCGTCGGGCGGTACATACCGTGTGCCGTTGCAATACATGGACACGCCGTCGGCGGGTAGCACGACCTATTACATCAAAGTCGAGCCGACCCTAGGCGGCAGCACGACATACATTTACGAAGACATTATTAGCGTCGTTACGGAATTCAAACGATGAGATACGCCACGGTTGCATCGAACGGTCGCATTGTCGGCATTTTTACGTGCGAACCCGAACTACTGCCGCTACGTCCGAAGCCGGATGGCGCGGAATTTATCGAATGCGAGTCGGCAAACGCGGCTAATTCCTACTGGAACGGCAGCGAGTTTATCGACAAGCAGCCGTCGAGCGTAACGCATACGGTCGCCGGAAATACGGTCACGATTACAGGGCTACCCGACAACGCGATTATTAACGTCACGTTGCCGGATCGCTACGAAGTCTATCAAGCGTCAACAGAATTTAGTATTTCGTTGCCGGGACCGGGTGGTTATGTGTTCCAAATCGACCCGTGGCCGTATTTAAAAAAGACCTTCGCCGTTTCGATTGAGGGATAACTTATGGACGTATCGAAATTCAAGGTTCCGCCCGGATCGCTAGTCCTTGACGTAGCGTTGGTATTTGGTTTGGTCTATGCCATGGGCCAGATTACGGAGCGGTTAGAAGGAATTTCGAAACGTCTGGAAGTCGTCGAATCCGTCAAGATTCAACCCGAAGCCGACCGGCGTATTGCCGTGATTGAAGCGCAAATGGCAAGTCAAACCGAACGACTTAAAAGCATAGAAATGAAACTAGACCGAGTATTAGAGCGACGCTAAACAAGGGGGTCGGCTATGGAACTATTCGAAATTTTCACGCGTGCATGGCCGGTCATACTCGCATTAATCACGCTGATTATTGTGTTGTCCAAACTTGACTTACGAACCGCAGTGTTGGAAGACAAGGTAAAAACGCTATTCGATATGCTGAATCAACGGAACAAATAGCCGCCATGAATATGCAAAAAATTGTTGATATGTTGTTCCCGGTATTACTTGCCGCAGTTGGTTGGTTGCTAACGGAAATTGCATCTTTTAACAACCGCTTGCTGTCTGTCGAAAGCAAAATGCCCGCTTTGATTACAGCCGAGGGCGTGCCGACCGATAGTCCATTGTCGGCAGAAAAACGGCACAGGATGAAAGAAGAAATCTATGCTGACATTCACGATCTGCAAGTGCGTGTAAAACTGATTGAGGAACGAAACAAATGATGACCATGATTTCGACCTTGCTTTCGTTTCTTGCTGGCGGCTTGCCGAAAATTCTGCAAATCTTCCAAGACAAGCAAGATAAAAAACACGAACTAGCGTTAGTTGCAGCGCAGAAGGAACGCGAATTAGCGTTAGCCGAACGCGGCTTTATCGCACAGGCCCGCGTCGAGGAAATTAAAACCGAGCAAGTCGCTATGGAAACAGCCGCCGAGGAACGGGTGGCGCTGTATCAGCACGACATGGAGATTGGCAAAGGCGCGTCGAGGTGGATTATTAACCTTCGCGCCAGCGTTCGACCGGTCGTTACGTATATTTTCGTTTTGGAATTAGTGGCGTTGAACATTGCTGGCGTGTGGTATGCCTACTCGACGGGCATTCCGTTTGTTGAGGCGATGGATAACGTCTTCGGCGACGACGAAATGATCATTCTGTCTTCCATCATTGCATTTTGGTTCGGTAGTCAAAGTTTCCAGAAAAAATGAAAGTTAGTGCGGCGGCAATCGCAATGATCCGCCACCATGAAGGCGTAAGGAACAGGCCGTATTTGTGTCCGGCCAAACTTTTCACTATTGGCATAGGCCATGTGTTGTACCCGGAGCAAGCAAACTTGACTGTATCCGATAGGCTACAGTTTCCGTTACGTCCCGAACATAACCGGATATGGAGCGATGACGAAGTTAACGCTTTACTTGTTGCGGACCTTGCGCGATTTGAGCGCGGCGTGGCCCGATATTGCCCTGCTGCTACTAATCATCAAGGCCAATTTGACGCACTGGTGAGTTTCGCGTTTAACGTCGGGTTGGGAAACTTGCAGCGGTCTAGTCTGCGAATGAAACACAATCGCGGCGACTACGAAGGCGCAGCCGAAGAATTTATGAAGTGGACCAAGGGCGGCGGTCGTGTACTGCCGGGGCTGGTTAAGCGTCGACTCGATGAACAACGGCTATATATGCGGGGGTTACATGGCGCGACGTAACGACGGCATTCCTTCAAGTTTTATGGTCGCAGCGCACAAAATCGAGGTTGTAACGGTTCCCGTTAAGAAGTGGAAGCACGG